AAGTACAATGTATAGCGCATATTCTGCCAGGCTTCAAAACTCTTTTAATTTGTGGAATTAAATATTTAAAATGATTTTCAAATTCTTTGTAATTCTTTACATTTCCCATATCTTCTGGTTTATCAGAATAAACATATAATTCAGCAAATGGAGGACTAAAAACTACTAAATCAACTAAATTAGTATTTATTTTCTTTGATTCCTCTACACAATCTCCATTAAATAAATGGTAATTGTTAGTTTTAATTTCTTTGTTATTAATAATAATGTTTGTTTTGTTTAGTTTATAATTAGTTTTACTGCTATAATTACTCATTTCTTTAATCATTGTTTTATGTTTGTTTTCTTTTTCTAGTATGGTTTTTCTAACATTTACTTGACTTTCTGGTACTAGTAAATGTACTTTAACTTTATTTTTTTGTCCAAATCTATAACATCTTCTAACTGCTTGATAGAATGCTTCAAATTTGAAATCATAAGAAGTAAAAATCATATTAGAACAATTCTGATAATTCATTCCAAAAGAAGCTATACTTGTTTTTGTTATCAATGATTTAAATTCTTTATTGGCAAAACCATTTAAATATTTAGCTTTATATTCTGGTTTATCACTACCTTGAACATTTATACTATCATTGATAACTTTATTAAGTTGATTTGCTTCATCATTTTTTAAGGTCCATATTATCCATTGTTCATTAGAATTATTTACCAGCTCGATAGTTTTATCAATTCTTTTATTTAAAGACCTTTTTAAATCTTTATGTAAATCAGTAGCAGAAACTGCAACATCACCAAATAAAGTATTAGTATTATTTTCTACTGCAATAATATGCTCTATATATTCTATGTCTGGCAAATTATATACATCTCCTTTGAATCCTAAAGACTTTGGATTGTCTAAAGATATAGACCAAGTACATACAAAGTTCCAGAAATCATCTTGAGCGTGTTTCCTTAATCTCCATTTTGAAGTTTCTCCTCCATCGTGAACAAAGAACATAGCTAACATTTCTAAATAACTCATAGAGCCTAAAAATTCAGAATGTTGCCCAAGTTCCATATGGTCATTTGGAGAAGGTGTAGCAGTACAACATAACTTATATGGAGTATTTATAAAGCTATCTATAATTAATCTGCTCAATTTGCCATCTCTACCTTTTAAAATAGATGATTCATCTAATACTATACCAGCATAAATTGATATATCAATGTTTTTTAATTGTTCAAAATTGTATATATCAAAACTATTAATATTAATATTAAACTTTAAAGCTTCATTTTTTGTTTGATTTACAACAGCTAAAGGAGCTAATATTAAAACTTTTTTATTTGTTTTTTTAAATATACATTCTGCCCAGCTTAATTGCATTAATGTTTTTCCTAAGCCACAGTCTGCAAATATTGCAAATCTACCTTTCTCTAAAGCTATTTTTAATATATGCTTTTGAAAGTCAAATAAATTTATATTTAAATCTTTATCTTCAACTTTAAATCCACTAGATATAAAATTTTTTTCTTTTGTTTTTAAAAATTCTTTATACTGCATCTCTTAAAGTGTATTTAGATATATTAGTTTCTCTTCCTAGTCTTGTCTTTACTTTTATTCTTTCATCTGGTATTATATAACCTTCATTTCTAAGAGAATAAATATGATGAGATAATCTAGTTATACCATATTCCATTATAGCATCCCAGCTTGTAATTGAATTATGACTTTTAAGATGGTTTAATACTTGTTGTTTCTGTGTTAGTTTGGTTTTCATCTTTGTTGTAAAATTTAGTTAATTTTTCTTTTAGTTCTAGTTGTGATTCTTTATTAGCTTGTAGTCTTTGTACGAGTTCCATTAACTCCTCTATTTCTACTAGATTTAAGTCGCTTTTCACCATCTGCAATATAGTATTATATTTTTTAAAGTAATAAGTATCTGTATCCACTAATTGCATATTTAGCTTGTAGTGGTGTATTACAGTAGCGTGATTTACTTTAAAATACTTTGCTATATGTAAATAAGGCATTCTAAGAACATCTCTAGCTATGGCGTATGTCATACGCTTTATGTCTACAATATGTCGTTCTCTTGACCTACTTTTAAAGTCTTTAGTGGATATGTTACCAATGTAACAAGCTGTTTCTACTATTCTATCTAATTTATTCATTTACTTTTGTTTTTAAATACCATTCTTGAAGCTCTTGACATTGCTCTTGTCTTATTATTGTTTCTGAGATAAACTTATCTCCTACATTTATATACCAGTCTGCTAGTCTTAACTCAAAGTGGTCATCGTGTTCTATTAGCTCTGTTGCTTTCTTGTTTAAGTGAATCCAACCCTTGCCACGTCTTAGTTTAAAGCAGTAGCTAGTGTCGTAGTCATATACTTCGTCTCTCGATTGTTTACTAAAAAGGTAAGTCTGTGCCATTACTATCATTTTTTGGTTTAACATCATTTAAAACGTATTCTTTGAATGCGTCAGCTATTTCTATTATCTTAGGTATATCAGCCTCTCCGACTATATTACAAGCATTTGTCAATGCGTTCTGCTTAATTATATATTCTTCTCTTTTATTATTACTGACTGATGGTGTGTAGCTTTTACCTCCACCTTGAAAAGTAGAAGCTGGTTTGATTTTGTTGATTGTAGTACCATTGTACTCTCTTGTTGTTACTTCTATTGAAGCAGTCTGTCCTTCGATGAATTTGTTTTGAGTTTCTGTTTTGGATAGGTATTCACCCTTAAATCCATCTTCAAACTCTAATAACCACTTATAGAAGTGTCCATATTGAGATTCAAAATCTCCTACTTGTTTAACTGATTTCACTACTTTTTCCATAATTCATAAATTTAATTGATTTAACTTTTTGTTCATCTTCATTTTTAATTTTAAGATAATTATTAAATACATTATTTAGTTCATCATATAATTTATCTAAAATTATTCTGTCACAAGCATACCGATAGTCTAGTTTATTTCTTTCTATGCGATTTGCTATTTCTCGTAGTTTTCCTACTAATTCTTTTCTATTTTCCATATTAGTTTAATTAGTTCCATATTTTATGTAAAATACTACCAAAGTGATAAAAGAGCCACTATAAAGGCTTAATACCTCTGTGTAGTATGTAGGTATCAAATTTAATAGAAGTATCGTTAGAAACGCTAAAACCATTAAATAAGAGCATAATTGAGTTAATGTGAAGCTAAAGAATTGTACTTGTGTTCCAAGTTCCATTTTAGCATCTAAGTAATTTGGTTTGTGTAAATCTTGCATTGTTAGTTGTTTTATTTTGTTATTATTTTTCTCCTCTTTTAATTAGTTCATCATTAGCTATTAGACATCTAATATCCCATTCTTCATTAGTACGATTTGAGATATACTTTTTTAAATCTTTTGTACTAGTTTTTTTAGCGTGTGATTTAAGCGTTTTAATATTATATTCTTCTTGTTCTTGCGTTACAAGGTTATTAAAAATATTTGTTATTGTTTTATCTAAGTTTGTCATTGTTAGTTGTTTTAGTTTTAGTGTTGTTTATTTATTTTTTTATTATAACGTCATCAGCATCTACGCCAGTAAAACCTGTGCCACTACCTATTCTATTAACATTATAAATAGTTATACCGTTGAAACTTTGCACGTAAATAGTTTGCACCTTTCTAGTATATACTGTACCGTATAATTTGAAAGTAATTTTGTCGCCTTCTTTTATTTGTAAAGAGTTGTAAAGTGTATTTGTCATTGTTTTGTGTTTTAGTTTGTTAATTATGGTGTAAATATACAACGCTTTTTTAAACTGTGCAAACTTTTTAACAAAAAAAGTGTATTTTTTTTAGTTTACTAGAGTAAAAAAATGTTAAAGTTTTTTAAATATAAGCATAAAAAAAGAGGATATTCGCTAAAATATCCCCCTCAAACAAATTAATTAACAAGTAAAAAACAATAATTTGCTGACCAAAAACGTGCAAATATATTAAAAAATATGAGTTAGATGTGCTATTTGTCCAAATTCATTATGTATAAATCCTTCAACTGCTTTAATACTGCCAGTATATCCCTTTTGATAATGCCAAGAATCAGAGCCACTTGGAGAACGTAAAAACTCTATTGTCACTCCTACATTATCAAAGCTAGTCAAAAACTTATATCGTTGTTTATGGTGTAGATGATGTAAATACCAATATCTATATTTAGTATCAGACCACATCTTAGGTTGTTCTTGAGCCATATGTAGAGGAAGATTAGGCAACTTAGCACCATCTCCGTGAGTCAATCCAATAAGACTATTTTTGTATTTATAGTACTTTCTGTGCATTGGCTCTGCATCTACGCTTACTGCTTCTGTATTTCTATACCAAGCCTTAAGAGCGTGTGCTAAATGAAATCCACTCATATAGTCGTGATTACTCATTGAGTGTACGCAATCAACTGGAGCTATCTGCATCAACATCTCTACTACCTCAACATAAAGCTCTAGAGCCTCTGTAAAGTGTTTATGCCATTTGCCGTCTACATCTTGTGGAGTTCCTTTTGTAGTTGTTTTATGTACGTTGTCTGTGTGTAGTATATCATTTCCTATACAAAACAATATACGCTCAATGGGATAGCCTTCGGCGTTTCTTAGAATACCCTTGACTCCATCTCTTACTCTATTCTTAGCTATATCTATATTGTATTCTTGACCAGTTTCACTAGCATCGGCATATTTGCCTATGTGTACATCTGCTGGATTTATAATTAGTAGATGTCCATCTTGTCTAGTAGGATAATCAATGGAGGGATATTTTGGAGCGTAATTAGATATAAGCTCCTCAATAGATAGTAAAAAGTCATCTTTAGTATATTCGTTAGGTTTTGCAAATATTGAGAACTTCTGGCTCTTGTACCAATAATGAGAGACAGAGCCTAAATCTATACCGACTTCATTACATTCATCAGCTAATAACGATTGTCTTTTTTTGTCGTTTCTATATTCGTCTATTAATTTCCATTCATCTTCTTTAAGCCTATACCTCTTAAAGTCCTTCATTATCTTTTAATCTTTTCGTAAGACCTACCACCAAAGTAAGCTCCAAAAGCAGTAATGGCTAATAGTTGCCAAAGGTCAATCCAAGAGTCTTTGATTTCTAGGTCAATAAAACTAAAATCAACGAGAGTAAATACAGTAAGAACAAAAAGCAAAAAAAGTAAGCTAATAGGTCGAACGGACTTGGAAAGCCAGTTCCCTTGCATATCTGCTTCCCATCGTTTTGTAACTTCTTGTTGTATTTTTTCCTCATAATTTAATATGTGTTTTTCTACTTCAGCCTTGACAAGTTCTTTTTCTTCTGCCGATGTGTGTATTTTATCAATAGCATTTCCAACAGAGTCAACTAGCTCTTTAGCTCCAGAGCTGAAAAGTTTTTTTAGTAAAGCCATATAGCGTCATTTTTATCTTTATCAGTATCGCAATGTATAAAGGTCTTAGCAATGCCGATACGAGTAAATCCAGCTTGTATAAGACCATCAACTATCTTTTGTCTAGTGCCACTATCTTTACAAACTATATCAGCAGCACACCCTTTTAAATGGCTTGAGTTTGCACTAGCTTTATAACCTTGCTCTCTTAAATTAACATTGTGTTGAGGTGTTCTAAAGCCAGACGATATCTTAAAAGGTACTTTTGCAATATCTCTTGCTCTATCTAATTTTTTTAAAAAGTCTCTTGTCATATTCTTGCCACTACCTTCAGAGTCTGGAGAGTCGAACTCACTTAGCTTAAAATATTTCAACGCCATTTCTTTCTCTATGTTTTCTACGCTTTTCTTCCAAGTATTAAAATTCATTTTTTTTCTTTTATAAATTCTAATATTATGTCAATCTTACTTTTTATGTATTGCATATCCTTAGCGTTGTTCTCGTGATATTTAGAGAATGTTTTTTTTACCTCAACAATACTAAAAAAGAAAAATCTATATAAAGCATATAAACTACCCAGCAATAATACTACCGACAATCCGTAACTTTCAATTAACTTTAAAATATCTTCCATTACAATTTGCAGTATTTACAAGAGCCAAAACAAATCTTTTTAAATGTTATGTAGTACAAACAAATACATAATAAAGCCTTCAATTTTTCCATAGTGTTTTTTTTTATGTTATTTTCCCTGTGAATTATATGGTTTTTTATATTGAGCAGCACCTTTTGTTCTGCTTTTATTTTTAGAGTGTATGCCCTTTCTCTTTTTTTTTGGTTTTTCTAGAAAATTACTTGATATTAATTTAGCCATTTTTCTTACGATTCTTAATTAACTTATCAATTGTATAGATTATAGATAAAATCAACAAAACGATTTTTAAAAGCATTTCAACTTGAGTAAAACTGATTGCTAATGTTGTTATGTTTAGTGTTAGAACGTCAGAACACTCTTTAATTAAATTTTTCATTTTTCTTCTAGTTCTTGTATTTTATCAATAATTAGTTGCAATACCTTAACAACACTCTGATAATCTCCAGACATCATAGCATCTTCAATATCTATTTTTAGTTTTTCTATTTCTTCTTTTATCATAATAATTCGAGTGTTTTAAGTACTATTGTGTATGTGATTCTAGCATTACCACCATCATCTGAAACACTTTTAAATGCTGGTATTATAACGTCTCCAGCAGATAAAAAATGTGACCTTGTTAAATCCTCAGCTTTTACTGGTCTTTGACTATAATTAGAGTCAGGACCAGCAGAGTTATCGGCAGCAGCATAAGCTCTTAGAGTAAAGTCTTGCGTTGCATTGTCATTATAAGCTGGAGTTCCACAAAATAAACCAACGGCAGTTTGAAAATTACCTACTCTGTAAATTATTGCTCTTATACCTACTAATGTACAATCGAAAGGAACAACAATACCAACAGATTGAATGGCAGTTGAAACATTTGTCAATTGACTTGTACCCACACCAAAACCTTTGTCTGTTGTAACAGTATTCCAAGTGTGGTTAGATATACCAGATGAACTAACCGTTGTCCATTCTGCTTGTGTAGCTGCTTGACTAGAAAAAACTATGTGCTGCAAACTAGAGTGAGTTCTTTCAAACTTCTTTTCTCTATTCATCATCAATACACTTCCAGCTGGTATTATTTGGTCAACTGTTGTTGAAGCAAATTGTAATCTTGTTGAGCCATAATTTACATCAGCGTTTGCAGTAAATTGTTTCAATGCTCCAGTATCGGCACATATTACATTAACAACATCTCCAGACTTAATAATTTTTTCTGTACTTGTTGTTGATGGTATAATGTTTATAAATGTCAATGTCAAGCTAGTAGTATCACTTGATGTAACTCCAATAGACTCATTTTGTACAAAGTTGTCTAGTGTTGGTGTAAATTCGTTGGAAACTGGTATCC